GCATCAGCCACACTTCATCCTGGCTGAGATGAAGGTGGGCAAGGCCGTAATAAAGAAGCCGGGTAAACAGCTCCGCATCGGAGACCGTTACCCGACTGGTGCGTTTTTTGAGTCTTTCTCGCTTTCCACATTCCGCTTGGTGCCCTTGTAGAGCGCCTCCGTGATAGCGGTTTTGTATCCGGCGAGGTCGAGGGGTGTGGTCAGAAGCTCCACTACATCCTCGGTGAGCAGCTCCTTGGGATGCGCCTTATCCTTGAGGTTGTGGACAAGGATGCTCTGGTTTGCAAGAAGCGTGATCAGCCACACGATTTCGCCGATGGCCATTTCAAAATTCTCGGATTTCATCAGCTTCTCGCCGAGGTTTTCCAAGCCGCCGTAGCGACCGGCGATCTCTCTGGTTGCCTTGGTGGTAAGCAGCAGGGTGTACTCCTCATCGCCGATGAGGATGGTTGCGGTTCTTTCGTTATCCATCATAAGTTACCTCCGTTAAGTGGATTTCTCGGGTGATGCCGCATAGGTCGGCTCATATACCGTCTTATACCAGTTGGAAATAGTGGCCGCCGTCACGGTGGTATCGCCCTCGGTGACCTCTGCTTTCCAGGGATGCGCACCCTTGGCGTCCGGCTTGTTGCGGCGCAGAATGGTTCCCTCAATGGTGGGTGTGGAGAAGGTGATGCTGTCGCCCTTTGTGGCGAGGTTGGTGGCTGGGATGCCGAACTTTACACGATAAAGCCAGAAATATTTATACTTGCCGTTGGACTTCTTCGCACGGAAGCCCACCGCTACGGGTTCGCCGCCGTCCTCGCTTGCGGAGACGACCACGCCGTTTTTGTCGATGGTCGCGCCTGTCAGGTCGGATGCGGCGGTCGCACCGATGTCATCCACGCCGAGTGACAGCGTGCCGCTTTTGAATTCCTTTACGATCTCTGCCGCACCGTCGTCGGCGTAGAGAGTCGCTTCCGCCAGTTCCACAGAAAGCTCTGCGGTCATGGCCTTTGCCAGCTGCACCGGAGAAGCGTAGGTTTCCTCGCCGCTTGCGTCCTCGGTGATTTTGGCGTAATAGAGTTTGTCAAGACCGATGGTTGCCATGTCTTAAACCTCCAATTCATAGATTTGTGCCACATCAATGGCGTAGTGGTGATAGCCGGTGTCGGTTTCAAAACCGATGTACCGGCGGTCGGTAATATAGAAATCCGCACCAAGAAGGGTACGAACGAGTGCATTTTTCAGCTTGGTGTAGCTGCCCTTTGTGAAGAGCGACAGCCGAACCTCCTGGGTTTCGCAGCCGGGAGCGTTGTTAGCGTGAAGCTCGAACCCGTCGGACATCGGGGTGAGCACCAGATAGGTGTCCGGCGCTTTATCGGAGAACACGCCTGTTTCCACGGGGATACCGCAGCCGGATAGCAGCGTGTTCAGTTCGGATAAAAGATTCATCGGGTTTTGACCTCCTCTTCGAGTCTTTGCGTCATGGCATCGATGCATTCCTGTTTGGATGCCGTTTTTGCGGGCTTCAGAAATGGTTTTGCAGGCTGACCGTGCTTGCCGTATTCCAGAATGTTCGCCAGTTTGGCGTTGCTGCCGCCATCCGAGCGAGGTTCAGCAAAACCGACCTTGACATCGTGGTTGCCGTTTCGGTTCAGCTTGGACGGAGAAAGGCCCAGCGCACCTTCTAATTCGCCGGTGGAACGGGAGTCGTATTTCGTACCCCTGCCCACAACGGAGGAGAGGTTGCTGCGCACCTTGGAGAGAACCACCTCGCCACCGGCTTGCAAAACGGAGTCCGCAACGCTGTCAAAATCGCTGCCCAAGCGGGAGATTTTCAGGAGGAATTCCTCCGGCAGTTTCATTTCACACTTTGCCAATGGTCGATTCACTCCTTTTTGCTAAAATCTCGATATACATTCCACGGCCTTTTACATTCTCCACGGAAACGATGTCGTACCGTCCGTCCTCCGTAATAAGAAAATGGTCGGCAGTGACCGTCAGACCGGGAATGCAACGAAAACGGAACAGGTCAGTGGCTTCGCTGAATGCGGCGAGGTTTGCCCAACGCTGTGAGCCGTGCCGGCCTTCCCGGTAGACACGGACGGAAGCGAGGACTTCATCCTCAGAATGGGTAAAGCCCTCGCTGTCCTTTGTTTGTTTTGTTTTCACGATGTCGGCAAAGCCGTTCATTTTACCGAAGCTCATGCTCACACCTTCCAATCTCGGTCGAGTCGGAGCAGCAGATTGACCGTGTTCCATACCTGCTGGGCAGCATTGGTGTTATCTGCGAAAAAGCCGCCCGTGCTGCCGTCCCTTGATTCATAGAAGTGGGAGGACAGCATGATGACGGCCTGCTCCGTAGTGGGCGGCATGGGGTTCTCTTTGTAGAACCCCTCCGGGATATGCTGGTAGCTTTCGGCGTAAGAAACAGCGGCGGTGATGTAGCTTTTCAGCAATGCATCATCCGCCGTGTGTTCCAGAATGAGATTGGCTTTCACCTTGGTGAGCAGTTCGTCCATCACCGCCGCCTCCCTTCATCAGGCGGATGCCATCTTGAGCAGCTTGACCGCCTCGGACAGCACCAGCTTGCCGTCCACACGCTCCTTGGCAACAAAGCCCACCATGCCGTTTCCGGCAAACAGCTCCTTCAGCTCCGCAATGGAACGGGAGCCACGGTCACCGATGTTGTAGTAGCTGAAATCGCCGAATGCGACTGCGGCCTTGCCGGGAGCGGGAAGCGGGAAATACGCAGAGGTGTAGACCTTGTAGCCCAGCACACGGTCAGGCTCACCCGCCTGCAGAGAGGGCTGCCACAGATACTGGCCCGTGCTGTCCTTCAGTTTGCGGAGTTCTGCAACGCAGGCGTCGTTGGCGAGGAACACAGCGTTCTTGCGATAGGGTCGCTTGAGGGAATACACCAGGTCGATGATCTCGTCGGCAGTTACCTTGCCGGAGGACTTCGTAGTCACACCGACCTGTGCGCCGCCGGTTTCGGCGAGGATACCCAGGGGCTGACCGTTGCCGTTGCCGTTAATGAACGCATCCTCCTCGGCATTGGCCAGAGCCTTACCGAACTGCTCCAGAATGTAGTTTTCCAGATTGAATGCGTTATCGTAGAGCAGCTCCTCGGTCACCTTGACAGCAACATGGAGCTTGTGGGCATCCAGAATGATCTGGTCGAAGGTAGCGTCACCGAAAGTCAGTGCGCCGCCCTCCTCGATCCACGCAGCCGCAGGCTTGGTGGCTGCGATGTTGATTTTGTGCTCGCCGCTGGTGGTGATGGCGGTGCCGAGAGAACGCATAACGTTTTCCTCGTTCAACACCTGAATGAGACGGCTGTCATACTCATCCGGCACCAGATAGCCGCCATTGGCATCGATGCCCTCCTGTAGCACATTGCTGATCTGACGGAAGTTGGTACGCAGAGCGTTGAGCATACCGCTGCGATAGGCATCGGTGGCCCGGAAACTCTTAGGCTTCTTATCCTCGGCGCTCTTTCCGTTCAGGGGCTTTTCGGTGATGGGCGCAGAAGTAGGCTTGGAAAGCTGTGCTTCCATCGCAGCCATTGCCTCCATGCGCTCAATTTCAGCGCCGTAGTCCTGCACTTTCTTTTCCATTTCGGCATAGGTCTTGGCATCCGCATCGGAAAGCAGACCGTCCTTGTCACGCTTGGTTTCCACAAATGCCTTTGCAGCGTTCCAAGCCTGGTTGCGCTTTTCACGCAGTTCGTTGATAGTCATATTGAATTACCTCCAGTTTTTAATGAGATTGAGCCGATCCATAAGCTCATCGGCTTTTTGTGTACGGGTGGGTTTCGGAGTGATGGCGCACTTTGCGGCAATCTTCTCCATGAGAGAATTCACCACATTCGCCTTGGAATACAGCATGGAAACGGTGGGCACAGGCGCATCTTCGGACTCCGTGCCTCTCTGCATGATTTCGTCCGCAAAGCCCAGTTCTACCGCCTTGTTTGCGTCCATCCAGGTTTCGGCATCCATGAGGTGGCTGAGCTTGGCGCGGGACAGCCCTGTCTTGATCTCGTAGGCGTTGATGATGGAATCCTTCACGCTGCCGAGCATCTCGATGGCTTTCTGCATCTCATCCGAATTGCCGAATGCCGCCGTCATGGGGTTGTGGATCATGAGCATGGACACGGGAGATACCAGTACTTTTGTACCAGCCATAGCGATGACGGACGCTGCGGATGCGGCAATGCCGTCAATCTTCACGGTCACGTTGCCCTTGTAGTCCATGAGCATATTGTAGATTTGAGCAGCCGCCACGCAGTCGCCGCCGGGACTGTTGATCCAGACAGTGATGTCGCCGGAGCCCGCCATCAACTCGTCCTTGAAAAGCTGCGGGGTGACGTCATCGTCAAACCAACTTTCCTCGGCGATGGTCCCGTTCAGAAACAGCGTCCGTTCCGCTGTTTCCGTCTGGTTCTTCCAATTCCAGAACTTCTTCATCGGGATTTTCCTCCTTCCTGTTTTCGATAGCTGTATCTGCAAAAGCCCCGGCATTTTTCAGCGGGAGCATATTGCCGTTAATGAGGTACAGATCGCCGCCATCCTCTGCCGGGATACGGTCGAGGTTTTCCAACTCTCGGATGTCGTTGGCAGACATCCAACCGTTCTGGCGACCAATGGCGTAGCCGTTCATGCGGCTCTGGTAATCGCCGCGGAGCAGACCTTCCAGATTGAACTTCACGAAATACTCTTTTTTCTCGTCCTCGGAAAACAAAGAACGCATGATGGACTGCTCCCAGCGGATGACCCAGGGGTCAAGCGTGTATTTCACAAACTCAAGGGACTGCTGCTCAATATTAGAAAAGCTCGACTTTTCCAGATCGCCGACCATGTGGGGCGGGACTCGGAAAATTCGAGCAATTTCATTGATTTGGAATTTGCGGGTCTCAAGGAACTGCGCCTGCTCCGGCGAGATGCCGATGGGCGTATATTTCATACCTTCCTCAAGCACGGCGATCTTATTGGCATTGCCGCTGCCGCCGAAGGTGGATTGCCAACTCTCCCTTACACGCTGTGGGTCTTTGATGGTGCCGGGATGTTCCAGCACACCGCCCGGAGCAGCGCCGTTGGCGAAGAACTTTGCACCGTACTCCTCACAGGCAATCGCCATGCCGATGGCGTTCTTTGCCATGGCAATGGGACTGTAGCCGACAAGCCCGTCAAAGCCCAGACCGGGGATGTGCAGTACATCCGAGGGATGAAGCGTTACGGCAAACTCCTTGTTCTTGATAGCCTCGTCCGTGCCACGGTAATAGGTGTAGTACAGCCGACCCTCCTCATCTCTGTCCACCGACATCTTGTTCGGCATTAAGGGATAAAGAGCAACGATTTCATTTTTGCCGTTTCGGATTATCTGTGCATAGGCATTGCCCCACAGAAGCAGATGGGTCATGAGGGTCTCACGGAACACGAAAGAACTCATTTCCGGGTTCGGCTCATCGTGGAGCAGTCGATACAGCGGATGGTCGAGGGCTTTTTCTTTGCCGCCGCCATCGGTGTATTTATAGAGCTGTAGCGGCAGTCCCGCCACAGCCTCCGACAGGATGCGGACACAGGAGTACACGGCGGTCATCTGCATGGCAGACCGCTCGGTCACTGTTTTGCCGGATGCCGTACCGCCCATGAAAAAGGCATAGTTGCTGCCTGCCGTTCTGTTTTGAGGCTTGTCCCTGGATTTGAACAGCCCTGAAAAGATACCCATATAAACTCTCCCCTCATATAAATAAAAGACCACGACTGTCATACACAGACTCGGTGGTGTCGTTACCGCAGCGTATCGCACGGTCAAGCGCCATGATCGTTGCCACTGCACCGTCGATTTTCTCTGTGGATTTCTCTTTGCCCGGCTTGATGTTGCCCGCTGGGTCGGTGCGGATGAAGATGTTGTCCATCATCCAGCGGAGAACCGGATGTCCGCCATGGGCAATGCGCTGCTCCAGCACCAGCTTCATGAGTTCCTTTGTAGGGGGAGACATATCCTTGAAACCTTGTCCGAACGGGACGACCGTAAAGCCCATACCTTCGAGGTTCTGCACCATCTGTACAGCGCCCCAACGGTCAAAGGCAATCTCACGAATGTTGTATTTTTCACCGAGCCGTTCTATGAACTTCTCAATGTAGCCGTAGTGGACAACGTTGCCCTCGGTGGTCTGCAGGAAGCCTTGACGCTCCCACACATCATATGGCACATGGTCACGGCGCACACGCAGGTCAAGGTTGTCTTCGGGTATCCAGAAATACGGCAGGATGATGTACTTGTCATCGTCATATTCAGGTGGGAACACCAGAACGAACGCCGTAATATCCGTTGTGGAGGACAAGTCCAGACCGCCGTAACAGACACGGCCTTCCAGATCGTCCTCACTGACGGCAAACTCGCATTTGTCCCATTTATCCATGGGCATCCAGCGAACCGCTTGTTTGACCCACTGGTTCAAACGAAGCTGCCGGAAAGAGTTCTCCTCACCGGGGTTCTGCTTCGCCGATTCGCAGGCATCCTTGACTTTGTCGATGCCCACTGTAATGCCGAGGGAGGGATTTGCTTTCTTCCAAACTGTCGGGTCTGTCCAATCGTCTGATTCCTCCGCGCCATAGATAACGGGATAGAAGGTGTGGTCAATCTTCCGACCCTCGATGATATCCTTGGCCTTCTGGTGAATTTCATAGCAGATAGATTTCGTATCGTTGCCCGCTGTGGTGATAAGGAAATACAGCGGCTGCATACGGGCATCGCCGGAGCCTTTGGTCATAACATCAAAGAGCTTCCGATTCGGCTGGGTGTGCAGCTCATCGAACACCACGCCGTGTGTATTGAAGCCGTGCTTGTTGCCCACATCGGCCGAGAGCACCTGGTAGATACTGCCCGTCGGCTGATAAATGAGCCGTTTCTGGGAATCCAGTATCTTGACCCGCTTGGAGAGAGCCGGACACATCCGCACCATATCTGCCGCCACATTGAACACGATGGATGCCTGCTGACGGTCAGCAGCGCAGCCATAGACCTCGGCGCGTTCCTCTCCGTCACCGCAGGTCAGCAGGAGTGCCACCGCAGCGGCAAGCTCCGACTTGCCCTGTTTCTTGGGAATCTCGATGTATGCCGTATTGAACTGTCGGTATCCATTGGGCTTGAGGACACCGAAAATGTCTCGGATGATCTGTTCCTGCCAGTCGATCAGCTCGAAGGGCTTTCTCGCCCAGGTGCCTTTGGTGTGGCACAGGCACTCGATGAAGTTCACCGCATAATCCGCTGCGTCCTTATCGTAGACGGAGTCCTTGGCCTTGAACTTCGTGGGCTTGTATTTCTTCAGCTTTCGCAAATCATCACCTCCGATGGGCATAAAAAATGACCTGCCTTCCGGCAAGCCGTCGTATCGTTCTATATGAGAGACAGAGCCTTTCGGCTCCGCTCTTCGGGGAATCCCCGATTCAGTTGTACTGGTAAAGGAGGATGCTGTAGGCCATTCGCGTGGGCTCGTCCTGCGGTTCGACATCCCAGCCTCTGTCGTAGTTGGCGGTGATGATGCCGTTCACCTTAATCATGAGCTTGCTGATTTTGCCTCCGTTGATGCCGTAGGTCTCGCTGGGCTCGTCGTAGTGCTTGACCCAGTAATGGCAGACCGTGTATCTGTCCTTGTCCTTCGCATCCGGGATTCCGATAGTTCCTTCGCTCCACATTGTCCAGCCCTCCTCAGTTCGCCTTGCGGACATCGACCAGCCAGTTGGCGGAGGGGTGGCTCTCGCCGTCGTAGCTCTTGCCATCCCAGCCGCCAAAGGTGAAGGTAACCTTCTCGGCGGTCTTGTGGAAAAGCTGCTCGAATTCCTCGCGGCTGATGCTGGTGTTCCAGTCGCCGATGGTTCCGAAGTGTGCTCTCAGTTCGTAAGCGTTTTTCATGGTGTTTGCCTCCGTTTTTCTTTGTTGTTTTTCCTTTCGGTGACTGTATATTCGCTCTAAAAGCACATAATAGCAAGTCAATTATCGGGCATATACTGAACAAATATCGCGGAGGATTCTTGTGTAATATACGACCAAAAGAGCCATCCGGCTCTCTTGGCGGCAAGGGCTTATTCATCGCCGAACATGATGAAGCGAACGTACTCCTTGCGGTGCTCCTCCAGGTAGCAGACCAGTTCGTAGAAGTCCCGGTCAAAGGCCAGCCGCTGTACCGTCCGAACATCGAACATGTTGGTCAGGCCGGTGTCCCTGATGGCGAGAATCTGTTCCCGGATGGTCTCAGTCATCGGAATCCACCGCCCTTTCATTTTCGTTGAAAATTGTGATGAGGATTCCCACAGCATTGATGTTTTCAATTCCTGTCGAGCGCTTTTCGTGACGGATGAATACCTTTTGCCCGATTATCCGACATCCTTCGTTTTCAAATAGGTTAGCATATTTGCCCTTATTGAAAGCCGAGTCTGTGACAATGATAGATTCGATTCTTGCTTCACGAAAGGTTTCAATATAATCATGAAAATCTTTCTCCCAAGGCAAATCTCTGGATTCGACAACCTCCAGGCCATTCGCTTTGCTTTCCTTCCAGGCGTTGTATGCTGTAATTTGACCGCGTGAAAATGGGAATGGAAAATGTTGTTCTCGTTCCTCCCATGCGATAAGAGCTGCCTCATTGTTTCCTTGATGGAGCAATGCTTCTCTCTCTTTTATGCGCTGGTCTTTAGCAATCTGGTATCCAATGCCGATATCGCGCATCATGCCAAAATATCCATCTGAATAGGCGCTAATCATCCCGCAACACCAACCTTCCCGGACTTGAAGGCACTGGAACCGGAGAGGTTCCGGAGCAGGATTTTCCGGTCGACCTTGTACGCGTTGCCGATGAAGCCCAGCCGGAGCAGGAAGCAGCGGAAGGCGTACTTCTCGTTGTCCACCGGCTTCTCCTTGGCGGTGATGCGCTTGGCATCCCTGGACACCTGGCAGAGCGCAGCGATGAAGTGAGTGTAGGCGGTGGTCTCCTCCGGCTGTGGTTCGGAGAACCACGGAAAGGCAATGCGGTCTTCCAGAAGCTCGAAGCGCAGGTCGTCGATGCCCAGCGCCTTCTTGATGAGGCTGCCCTTGGCATCCAGCAGCTTGGTCAGGTTCCCGACCTGAACCTTGTCGAGCGGAACCTCGACAGTGAGGCCCACGCTTCCGTCCTGTGCCGCGTTCTCCGGTTCCTCGGCTTTTCTCTCCGGGGCCTCGCACTCGAAGCCTGCAGCCGCAATGCCTTCCAACACCCGCTCGACCTCCTCGCTGTCGGCGCGGTCATCAAAGAGCAGAGTGCCATCCTTGGTGACGGTAAAATAGTCGATTTCGTAATTGCAGGTCGGCATAAACTTGTAGACCGCCTTGACTCCGGTGATGCCGGAAATGCTCTTGACCAGCTCTTTGCGCTGGTCGCCGGTCACGTTGTACTTGATTTCCATGGTGAAATCCTCCTGTGCATGTTTTCCCCCTTCGGGGTAGTCACATATTCGCTCTACAGGCACAGAATAGCAAGTTGATTCTGAGGCATAAATCCGACAAAGATGTGCCCCGGAATGTGTGTGATAGTGACAATCAGGAGGCAGGCTCGACGTCCTTCACCAGTGCCGAATACGGTAGCTTTTCTCCATTGCGGAGGACATAGACGCCATCCGTGTCTCCGGTATCATCCACATATCTGCGGAGAATGACGGATGCGTATTTCTCGTCGAGCTCCATCGTGCAGCAGGTGCGGTTTATCTGCTCACAGGCCATGAGCGTGGAGCCGCTGCCGCCGAAGGTGTCGATGACGATGGCATTCTCCTGCGTGGAGTTCCCGATGGGATAGCCCAGCAGGTCGAGCGGCTTACTGGTCGGGTGGTTCGCGTTCCGTTTGGGCTTGGCAAAGTTCCAGATGGTCGTCTGCTTCCGGTCGGAGTACCACGGGTGCTTTCCGTTCTGCATGAAACCGTAGAGCACCGGCTCATGCTGCCATTGGTAATCCGAGCGGCCCAGCACCAGCGAGTCCTTCACCCAGATACAGCACCCAGCGAGATGGAAGCCCGCGTCGATGAAAGCCCTGCGGAAATTGAGGCCCTCGGTATCCGCATGGAAGACGTAGGCGGCACCGCCTTTTTCGAGATGGTCAGCCATGTTCTCGAACGCCGAGAGCAGGAAATTGTAGAACTCCTCATTCTTCATGGAGTCGTTTTGGATGGTCAGGCCGCTGGAGCTCTTGAAGGATACTCCATAGGGTGGGTCGGTCAGGATGAGATTTGCTTTCCTATCATCCATGAGCGCGGCCACGTCCTCGGCGCTGGTGGCATCACCGCACATGAGCCGGTGCCTACCGACCGTCCAGATGTCGCCGCGTTCCACAAAGGCGGCCTTTTCCAATGCGGCGCTCAGGTCGTAGTCATCATCCTCTGCGCCAGAATCGCTTCCATCCTTGAACAGGTCGGCCAGCTCCATTTCATCGAAGCCGGTGAGGGAGACATCGAAAGCCTCACCCTGCAGCGCTTCGATTTCCACGCGCAGGAGCTCTTCGTCCCAGCCAGCATCCATTGCCATGCGGTTGTCCGCGAGGATGTAGGCTTTCTTCTGGGCCTCGGTCAGGTAATCCACGAAGACGCAGGGCACCTCGGTGATGCCTTCCTCTTTGGCAGCGAGAAGACGACCGTGACCGGCGATGATGCCATAGTCACGGTCGATGATGATAGGATTGATAAAGCCGAACTCCCGCAGCGAGGAGCGGAGCTTCATGACCTGCTCCGGGGAGTGCGTCCGGGCGTTGTTGACATACGGCACCAGCTTGCTGACCGGCACCAGCTGCATATCAGTCGTTGTCTTCATACGAGCCCCCATTCTGCGAACTTTTCAAAGCCGCCTACAGAGTGGATATATTCTCGACAGATTTCGACGATTTCTGCATAGGGCCTGCCGTCCACGGTGTCGTCGCCGATGGCGCAGCAGAGCTCTACAGCCTTGCCGGTCTCCTGCGCCTTGAGGAAGGCGTAGACATTCACGGACACATCCGCTTTCGACAGGTCTTTTCCGTGCGGGCCACCGCCCGTGACGCCGTCCGCCATATCAGAGCCCAGCTTCCGGTTGGTCGCACCGGAGTCCACGTCCGGGCCACCCGTCCAGTCGCCCAGGGGATTGACCTCGGCCTGCGGGAACAGGGCCTTCAACTCATCTGCGGGAGCATTGCTCTGACAGAGGATGAGCCGGTCGCCGTCCAGGATGTACTTTCCATCCGTGGGGTACCTATCGTAGATGGAGCGGGCGATGCGGGAGAGCTCCTTCTGCTCAGGTGTGATACACATTCCTTTGAAGATGCCGTTGTCGCCGCAGCGGAAACCGTCACGCTGGTTGTCGGAGAGATGTGCGTCCTGTGCGACCTCGGTATAATTCAGGGCGAGGTTCCCGGCAATACGGTGGGCGATGCTTTCGACAGTCTCAGCGGACAGATGCGTGGAGGTCTCTACGATGATGTGGCACATGTGATGGCCGAGGAGGACTTCCACGGCGATGCGCGGGTCAGGCTCCTGCGCATAGGCGAGGTCGACCAAAGCACCGGCGATGCGGTCTGCGATTTTATCCGGATGTGCCGGATTTACTTTTTCATACATGGTCAGCTTCCTTTCCGTGCCCGGAGCAGGCGTTCCATCGTGTCATCCATCGGAGTGACGCCGTTGTACTCGGTCGCACAGTTTTCTTTTACGATTTGGTATATCTCCATCCAGAGCCGGTTGGTCTGGCTCATGAAATTCTGGCTCATCGCCACATAGGGCGACTGTATCGCGCTGCCGGTGGTGGGGTGCTTGGCCAGAAAGCCGAACTCCGTCACGGCCTCCTCGCACTGAATCCATCGGGCCACACTCATGGCATAGCGTTCCAAGAGCTGTGGAGATACCAGAGAAGCGCAGCCGCGTTCGGCCAGCCACTCCCAGGTCTCCTTGTAGATGTCCTCGGCCACCAGTGCCTTACCGTCCTTCTGGACGGCGGAGAGCATCTTGGACGGTTTCGGCATCGCCTGACCCTCAAGGTCGGCAGCGCGGTCATCGAAGTTGATGACCGTCAGTGTCCGTTTGCCGGGATTGCCCTCTGCAATCTTGTCCGCTAAGGGCTTTTTCTTGGCTCCGGCTCCGATGCGGGCACCGCCACGGTTGGTTCCGTCCTTCGCCATTTCGATTCACCTCCAGTCGTCGGGGCTTATTCCCCGTTTGAAATCGCGTTTTTGTGCGCGAGAGCCCACGCCCGTTCCACGGCAGATGGGCCGTAGAGATTTTGACAGCCCCTACCGGGTCTCCCGGTTATGCCAGCGGTCGCCGCGTTCGGCATGAATCCTCGCATGGCACTCTTTGCAAAGGGCCATCAGATTACTGCGGTCGTGCGTCCCTCCCTGAGAGAGCGGGAGCTTGTGGTGAATCTCCTCGGTTGGCGTGTACACACCTTTCGCAAGGCAGACCTCACACAGCGGATGCTCCGCAGCATAGGAATCCCGGATGCGTTTCCAAGCCCGTCCGTATCGACGCTTGGTGGCAGGGTCGCGGTCGTACCGTTCGTAACGCTGGGCCTCCAGCTTCTCGTGTTCTGGGCAGAATCGTTTGTCCGTCAGGTTGGGGCAGCCGGGGTAGGAACAGGGCCGTTTCGGTCTCTTGGGCATGTAACCTCCACCTCCGTTCGCAAAATTTACATCTCCTATAATGAAGGGCAAAAATCCGCGAAATTTACAAGCCCTATTATGAAGGAGGTGTATTTCATGGATACACGGTTTGAGTTCAACATCAAGAAGGTCAGCATCAAAAGTGATGACCAATACCTGTACCTGTATTTCAACAACAAGCTCATTGTGAAGCTGGAATACAGAGACATCGAAACTGCTGCGAACTATCTGATTAAGAAAGCGCAGGTGCAGCAGATTCCGGGATATGACCAAAAGCTGTTGAACGAAGAAACAGCCTCATCTGAGGATAAGTAACTGTAAAAAGGAAGGGTCGCATACAGCGGCTCTTCCTTTTGCAAAACAAGCCTCCGCAGGATTTCTCCCACGAAGACTTGCCCCTATTTTTCACACTACCATAATACCACTTATCAATGTGCCATTCTGTGCCAAAGTGTGCCAACTTTACGCTGGCGGCTGAAAATCTCGCAGGGCCGAGGCGTGGATGCGGTGAACCGTTCGCATGGACACGCTCATCAGCACAGCAATCTTCTCCCAGCCGTAATTGTTGATGTACCGGAAGCGGAGAAGGAGCTGTTCATCCACATTGGCCAGTTGAGAGATGGCCCCACTGATTTCGGCCTTCAAATCCACCAGCCGCTCTATCTCCGCATTTATCTTCTTCTCCGCGTCGATGATTTTGCAGATGGTCTTCTCAAAGGGCGCTTCTGTACTCCTGGTACTGGAGACCCGGATACCGTCGTAGTTCACACTGCTCAGGCTGATAGCCAGGTCGCGCAGCCTGTCCAGCTCGGACAGGTCAGAATTGATGCGCTCGTTCAGCCGGTAGGCTTGGGAGAGATATTGCTTTGCAGTCATCTGGCGATTCCTCCTTCCCGTATTTTTTCCATGAGTGCCTCGCCGTCCAGACCGGAGAGTAGTTCAAACCATCCGGAACGGAAGAACCGCTCAAGGCTCTGGAGCTCGGATTTGTGATTGAGATAGGTCTGGTGCTGCCTGTCCTCTTCGCACAGAGGCGGATTCTGTCGGAACCAGTCGAGCTCGGCATCGTAATCCTTCGCAGCTTGCACGACGATGGCGTGGGCCAGCCGGATATATGAATCATCCAAAGGCATCACACCTCCAGCGTCACCTTGACCGCATCGATGAGTGCGGCCTGTGTCCTGTCCTTGGCCTCCAGCGCCTTCAGGATACGTTCGTCGATAGTGCCCTTCGTGATGATGTGCTGTATCACCACGGTGCCGGAGCTCTGGCCCTGCCGCCACAGTCGTGCGTTCGTCTGCTGGTAGAGCTCCAGCGACCACGTCAGGCCGAACCAGATAAGGCTGGAGCCACCGGCCTGCAGGTTGATGCCGTGACCGGCAGAGGCAGGATGGATGACCGCTACCGGGATTTTGCCGCTGTTCCAGTCGGCGATGTCCTTGCTGGATTTCAGCTCACGGACATCGAAGCGCTTTTTGATGCGCTGCAGGTCGTGACGGAACCAGTAGGCCACCAGTATGGGCTTGCCATTGGCGGATTCGATGATGTCCTCCAGCGCGTCCAGCTTCCGGTCATGGAACTCTATCGTATCGCCGGTATCGGCATAGATAGCGCCGTTGGCGAGCTGGGCCAGTTTCCCGGTCAGGGCCGCTGCGTTGGCAGCAGTCACCTCGCCATCCGGGAGCTGCAGGATGAGAGCTTGTTTGAGCTCCTCGTACCGGTCGGCCTCTGCGTCAGAGAGGTAGACCTCATATCGGGTGGATACGAGCTCCGGCATCTTCAGGTGGTCGGTGGATTTCATGGAAATCGTGATGTCCGAAATCCTGCTGTAGATGGCGTCCTCCGCTCCCGGCATGGGCTTGTAGGAGTAGATGATTTGTCCGTTGCGTTTGTCAGGGAGGAAGAAGGTGTTCCGATACTGTGTGATGAAGCGTCCGAGGCGCTGACCCATATCCAACAGCCGGAACTCGGCCCACAAATCCATGAGGCCGTTGGAGGACGGGGTGCCGGTCAGTCCGATGATGCGCTTGACCTTGGGTCGGACGCGCAGCAGAGCTTTAAATCGCTTGGACTGGTGATTCTTGAAAGAGGACAGCTCGTCAATGACCACGGTATCGTAGTCAAAGGAAAAACCGCTGCTCTCGATGAGCCAGCTCAGGTTCTCTCGGTTGATGATGGTGATGTCGGCGCTGACCATCAGGGCGGCCCGCCGCTCTCTGGCGCTGCCTACGGCCACGGTATAGGTCAGCTCTTTCAGATGCGCCCATTTCTCGATTTCCGCAGGCCAGGTGTCGCGGGCCACCCGTAGCGGTGCGACCACCAGAACGCGGTGGGCCATAAAGCTGTCGAACAGCAAGTCGGCGATGGCTGTCAGGGAGATGACCGTTTTGCCAAGTCCCATATCCAACAGGACAGCGGCCACCGGATGCTGCTCGATGTAATCGATGGCGTAGCTCTGATAGTCATGAGGCTTGAAGTTCATCCAGCATCCCTCCAATCTGCTCAGTGTGGTCGATGACATACACTCGGAAGCCCAGCGACCGCAGCAAGCGGTGCCGTACCAACTGGAGCGGGCGCGGAGCCTTTCCGGGTGCCTTCAGTTCTACAAAGGCGATAACGCCATCAGGTAATAAGACAAGGCGGTCGGGCATCCCGTCGAAACTCGGAGACACGAACTTCACGGCGATGCCACCGGCCTTTTTTACCATCAGGGATAATTTTTTCTCGATTTCTTTTTCTCGCATAAGCGCTCCTTTTCTCTGGTCGTGCAAGGTGTATCAATGCCAATACAAAACTTTTTCTTAGGAAGATTTTATAGCTCTTAGAAAAACTCTGTAAAACACATTGATACACCTTGTCATAGTGGCTATCAGGTCAGAAAATCGTCTCCTGCATCGTCCGTGTCTGCCCTCAGCCGCACTCCCTTGAAATAGCGCTTCCGGTTCAGGGTCACGCGCTCGAAACCGGCGCTCTCCATCGCAAAATAGAAGTCTGCGGTGCTGCGCACATACTCGTTGGTATCGATGCAGTAATTCCGGTATGCCTGATACAGAGAAGAGGAGCTCTCCCGGAAACCGTCGCCGGTCTCGCACTTGTCCTCCATGAAATGACCGAACCAATCGTTCTGGCTCCGATACTCGTCGATAGCCGCCTTCACGCAGGCCGGGACAGGAATCTGGTAGTCCAGGTCGATGACCTTTTTGGCACCCTCGATGACCCACGCCAGAATGCTCTCTCCGGCATTGTCGTAGAGGTATTCGCCGTAGTTCTTGATGTCGCTCTTGCCGGTAATCTTGGCGTTGAACGGGATGACGATGAGCCTGCGCCAGATACCATCATCTGAGGCACTGACGCGAGGCAGATGGTTGGTGTACAGCACCAGCGTATGGCAAGGCTTGAAGGAGAACGGGTCTTTGTATTTCTTCTCCGCGAACACATCATCGGTGGAGCAGAGCTGCTTGACGGTGGAATCGTTCAGGCGGGCACCTTCTTGCATCTCGGCAGCGATGAGGAGCCGCTTGCCCTTGACCTCAGCCATCTCCGGCTTGATGTTCCTGCGGCAGCCAACGGTCAGGGTGTCGGCGGATATGTTGCCGCTGTAGAGCCCCAGCACACGGGACACCGCATTCCAGAAGGTGCTCTTACCATTCCGGCCATCTCCGTAGGCGATGATGAGGGCCTCCACATACACCTTGCCGATGGCAGCCAGCCCACAAATCATCTGAACATAGTCGATGAGCTCCTGGTTGTGCTGGAAGATGAGGTTGAGGCAGTCCAGCCAGATTTTCTGGCCCTTCTGACCGGGCGTGACCGAGGTGATTTTTGTGATGAAATCCTCCGGCGAGTGCTCCCGCGCTCCAGCCATACCCTTGCGCAGGTCGTAGGTGGCCTCCGGGGTGTTGAGGGCAAAGCAGTCCGCATCCAAGTCTCTGGGCGAAATCTCCAGCATGGGGTGGGACTCCTTCAGCGCCAAGGTGATGTATTTGGAGTCCCGGCGCTTGATGACGAACGCCTGATATGCCTTCGCCGCCAGATATTCCTGAAATGCCTCCAGCTGCTCGTCGCTCATGAGCTGTTCTGCCTTGGCCTTGGAGGTGCCGTCCAGAATGGCCTGGGCACCGTTGTTCTTCATCTTCATCAGCGCGGTGAGCAGGTCGCGGTTGGCCTCCTTCATCTGGCGACGAGTCAGCTCGTGGGCGACTGCCTGCGCACCCGGCTCCGACTCCTGCCAGTAATGGTCACTGTACCGGATGAAGTGAGTGGCCGGAGAATAGCGGAGCTCCCCGGAGAAGTAGCGGGCCATGACCTCGGCCTGCCCGACGTCCGAAAAATCCTCCGGCTTATAGCTGCTGGGGTCGTTATAGGCTTCCGGCGGGACGTAGCCAGCCTGTTCCCGAATACGGGAAAAGAAGCGCTGGGCACTGTGCCAGATGGTATTCAGCTCACTGTTCTCCAGCGGAGGGACACACTTGGCGGCCTCATCCAGAAACGCCTGATATGCCTCGTCGGTATCACCGTACTTCTTGATGACGCGACCGGCGAAGCGGGACATGGTGGCGTTCCGGCTGCCCTCCGGGATGACCGCGCTCTGACCGAAACCGCCGTCCGGCAGTCCGGCATCGAAATCGTCCTCCTCCAGAAACTCGGTCAGGTTCATCCTGCCCGGATAGAGCGCTACATCCGCTGCCGTGGTGCCGAAGAAAAACCGGGCAGCATCGAGCGCATTGGTGTCGAAGTACGGGAAGATGGAATTGACCAGCTTCTTCATATCGCTGTAGAGCGCGGGGTCGGTCACATAGTCGATGGGAAAGAGCACATGGAACTTGGGCCGAGCGGCCTTGCCGTTCTTCTCCTTCATGTTGAAGCGGCTGAAATGGACGGCAAAGGTGACGCCGGGAAACTGCTGGAGGACGTCGTCCGGGGTAATCCAGTCCTCCGGATTCTCCGAGTGGTCGTTGTCACAGTCCACCGGGAGACAGTCGCTCCCGATGAAGTTGTCGCCGTTGCGGTAGCTGTTCCGGTACTCAGCGCAGACGTAATCATGGCAGATGGCGGCTTTCAGGCTGGCCTCGTCCAAGATGACCTGCTTATGCGGATAGGAGCAATTGCCGGGGTTGCCGGTGACATCGGCGCTATAAATCGTGAACATCAGTCATACACCTCCGCCGATTCCTCCTCCAGAACCTTGGTGATGAACTTCAGCGCCCGAATCACGGTCTCCAGCTCACAGTCACCGCCGAGGACGACCTCGAAGCCGGGGCAGCCATATTTGTTGACGTAGCTGTGGACTTCCATGTCCGTGCTGCCCGCGTCCTCGATGCGGAAGTAGGTGCGTCCGCCGTGGCCGGTATCTCCGCCCTGATAGCCGGTGGTGCCAGCCTCGGCTTCGAGGATGTTGCAGCTGACAACGTCACGGGCGTAAGTGGTGAGCTCAGTGCCGTCCTTCAGGATGCGGCTGTTTTCTCTGATTTCGTACATGGTCTCAAACCTCCTGACAATCTTCGGTAAAGTAGCGCAAGCGGTAGTTCTTCCACTTGGCCCGTCTGATTTCTGCCTGCATACCTGCAGAGATTCTGCTGCCGAACACCCACACCTCGGAGCACTTGCTCATGATGGCATTTCCAAAGAAAAGCCCAAGCTCTCGCTCATCCGGGTCGGCATCGTCCAGAAACTGCGGAAAGAGCAGGTGTGGCGCGATGGGAATATAGCCCTTGTCCACGGCAAACCGGCTGTAGCGTCTGGCGGCCTCCACGTTCTCTGCGGTGTTCCCAGTGTAGGGAGAGCAGATGTAGACGATGGGCCGGAACGCACGACCGGAGCGCCGTTCCTGCTCGACTTTTTTGATGGCCTCGTATGCCGTCAGATCGAGGTAGCCTTCGCTGTTGCGCATATCGACGTTCATGCTGCGATTCCTCCTTTCCGGGCGGACATAAAAAGGCGTCCACCTCTGATTCCCACTGAAGGTGAACGCCTGATTTGAGCGGATGATTTTTAATCTTTTTTGTAAAACGGGGTCGCATAGCCGTCCGCCCGGAGCAGCAGGCCCTTTGCCCACGGAGGCGTCCGGCCCATCTGCTCACAGACTGCGTCCAGCGACATGTGCGGGTCGGCCTCAATGACCAGTTCGTCGTGGATATGCATCACGATGGAGCAGTGCCGCAGCGTCCGCATGGCATAGCAGAGGATATCGCGGGCAGTCGCTTGCACGATGTTCTCCACGAATTTCGGCCCGTAGGAGTCCAGCCGCTCCCATTTCTTCGTAGAGCCGATGCCCTCATAGGTGATGCACTCGCCGCCGAACTTGTTGGTGCCCACCTTGGGCTTCACATAGGCCAGCTTCCTTCCGGAGGGCAGGGTGATGAACAGCATCCCGCTCCGGCAGGAGAAGGTCAGACTATAGTCGGTGGTGGTGTGCTTATACCGGACGGCCTCCATCACGGCCTTGTCCACGGCCCACCAGAATTTCACGATGTTCGGATTGGCCTGCCGCCACGCATCCACCAGCTGCGGGAGCTCTTCCTCGGTCAGCCCCATCTCCAGAGCGCCCATCGCCTTGAGCGCACCGACCGAGCCGCCATAGCCGAGGGCAAGTTCCGCAATCTTACCCTTCTGACGCAGGTGGCCGTTGACGCCATGCTTCTCCACGGGCACCTTGAACATCTGAGATGCACTGGCGCAGTAGATGTCACCACCCTTGGCGAAAACCTCCTGCCGCCACGTCTCCCCGGCGAACCACGCTATGACGCGGGCCTCAATCGCACTGAAGTCGGCCACGAGAAACTGAGCGCCGTCTCTGGGGATAAAAGCGGTGCGGATGAGCTGGGAGAGCGTGTCCGGCACATCCTCATACAGCAGCTTCACCGCATCAAAATCACCGGAGCGCACCAGAGCACGGGCCTCTGCCAAGTCGGGCAGATGGTTCTGAGGCAGGTTTTGCAATTGGATATTCCTGCCGGAGAAGCGCCCGGTTCGATTTGCCCCATAGAACATGAACATCCCACGGGCGCGACTGTCGCTGCAGACGGTTTTCTCCATCGCCTGGTATTTCCGGATGGAGGACTTGGCCAGCTGCTGCCGGAGCGTGAGCACCTCCGCCAATTCTGGCGGTGCCGTTTTCAGGAGCTCCGCCACGACCTTCTTGCCGAGACTGTCAGTCTCCACGCCATTGTCGGAGAGCCACTGCTTCATCTGCTGGACAGAATTTGGATTTTCCAATGCCGTCATGTGTTTCATGGCGTCGGTCAGCTCCTGCCGGGAACGGGCATCCATGTCGATGGCCTGCTCCACGAGCTCCATGTCGATGCGGACGCCACGGTCGTTGATTTCTTGGTCGATGTCGTACTCCTCCCAGACCTGTGGCGGCACCGGGAACTTGGAGAGCTTCTGCTGGATACCCATCTCGGCCTCTACGTCACGGGCATTGTAGCGTTTGAACAACTCCCACTTGTCGGGCGCATGGAAGGGCCGGTTCCGGGTGCGCTGGCCATTTGCCTTGGTGGGGAGGCAGGGCTGGCAGAAGTATTTGATGAGCTCCTTGCCCTCAGTGAGCTTCTGCTTCTCCAGACCGAGAACAGCACCGACGCCCTCCAAGGAAAGCGGCAGGCCCATCGTAGCCGCCCAGACCATGGAGCAATGCCAGCTCTCCGGGTCGAGATATTCACCGGTGGGATAACCGAGATACCGGGAGAGGCACACCCGCTCGAAGGCGGCATTGAAGGCCCACTTGATGACGGAATCGTCCTCCAGCGCGGCCAGCACCTCCTTGGGGATGTGTTCCCCACAAGTGAGGTCGACCACCTGCACCGGCCCGGAGTCGATGCTGTAGCCGAACAGCAGGATTTCAAAATTGGGAGACCCGCTGTAGCGATAGACTCCGGTCTTCTGGAGAGGGATGTCGCTATAGGTCTCGATGTCGATACTCAGTGTTTTCATAGGCACGTCCTTTCAGAGCAGCGGAAAATGGGTGGCAGGATTGCTCCCACCACCCACGCCGGGAAATCAACGGAAGTCGTTCATCCGTTTGTTGTGGTACTCGATGTCGCGCTGCTCCTGCGCCTCTTTGCGCTTGGCGTCCTTACGGTCGTTGATGGTGTCCAGCACTAGGCGGACGAAGAATCCGAGATTCAGGGTGATGAACACACTGAAGAGGATGCAGCACAGGACTTGCATGGTGTATTCCATAGTGGCCACCTCCTCAGTCCAGGAAATCTTCGTCGTCGTCCGTATCGAAATCGGACTCGGCGCTGGCCTTGCCGCCAAGAGGCACACCATCACGAATCTTCTGCAGGTTGTTGAGCCCGCAGGCGATGCCGCGATTGCCGGAGCTGTTGAAGGCATAGAACGTGATGCTGGCGCGACCGTACACGCCGGAGTAGACCTCGGAACGGGTCAGGATGGGATTGCGGTCAGCGTCCACGATGCCGGGGGCGCTGGTGGCGTTGGCGTTGACGAAGTAGGCACCGGCATAGGCAGGGTCATCCGGGCGCTCGGTGTCGCCGTCGCGCAGCGGAGTCTTGATGGCGGTCAGCGCAGGGACGGTCTTGCCGTTGCCCTTGAGCTTGGCCTCGCCCTCACGGTAGGCCGCTTCGATGGCTGCCTGAATCTTGGCGACGGTCTTGGTGTCGGACTTCGGGATGATGAGGCTGACCGAGAACTTCGGGGTGCCTCCGTTGATGCTCTTGGGCTCCCAGACGTTGGCGTAAGACCAGCGGGTGTTGGGGCCGGTAATGACCTTCATGGGATTGGTAAACTTGGTGTTCTTATTCATCGATATTTTCCTCCATAAAATCATTTTTTGCTGTGTTCATAGCCGGACGCTTGTCGCTTTCCGGTACGAGAGTGGGTTTGCCCTGCGGCTTTTCGATGTAAGCCGTCAGAAGTTCGTCGAAGCGGGATTTACCGAGCAGCTTCTGCATCGCGGTGATGCCCAGCAGCTTCCGCTCATACGGGTCGAAGCCCGCGTTGCTGACCGTCTGGATGACGGCAGCTTCATTGGTGTACCTGCGGTTGGAGCGGCCTTCGACCAGCTTCCAGCCGTTCCATTCCTTTCCGCTGATTGCCTGCTGGAGCGCATACTCCTTGATGTCGGAGGCCCACGATACCAGCGCGTCCACGCGGGACAGGATGTCCTCGATGTCCTCATCGGTGAGGAGCGGAGGCAGCTTGAAATCGTAGCGGGCCAGCTCCAGATTGGCATCGGCGCGAGCACGGCATTCGTTCTTGGCCTTGCAGAAGCCGCACCATTCGCCACAGAGGAAGTTGCCGTCTCCGGCAAAGGCCAGCTCTGCCGTAGGCTTCAGGACTTCATCCGCCCAGCGGTACAGGTCGTCCTTGCTGACCTCGAACGTGCTGATGTTCCGGCGTCTGGGCTGGTAGATGGTCATGCTCACGGTGTCGATGTCATAGATGCCGTCAAACAGCTCCAGCGCACCGAGCGCGTAGCACTTCATCTGGGGATTGTCCTCAGCGGAGACGAGCACACCCAGCCCATGCTTGTAGTCAATCACGTGCATGGTGCCGTCCGCGATGAGAATTGCGTCTGAGGTTCCAAAGCCTTCCTCGACCCAGCGGGAGAAGTCCACGCGCTGCTCGATGAGCACCACCGGGTCGGGGCAGTTCTCCTTGGCGGCCTCCACCAGCTCAAGGATGTAGGCGGCATAGCCGGTGGCGCAGTCGTCCATCTCCTGATTGAACCAGGTGAGGTTCTCGGTCGGGTCGGTAGTCTCCATGCCCAGCGCCTTCCGGAGCTTGTACTCACACAGCGTGTGGGCGTCGGTGCCCTTGGCAGCATAGTCGGAGCCCTTGTCCTCATAGGTCTCGCACAGCCTCGCGGAGGGCGGGCAGTGGAGCCAGCGGTCAGAGGAGGATGCCGAGAGGAGCGCATGCCCTTTAGGTGGCATCGGCAAGTCCCTCCGCATCCCTGAGCAGGGCCTCATAGTACTGCGAGTCTACCAGCGAGAGCTTTGCGGCTCCGTACTTCTGGAGGAGCTCCCGGATAGCCACCGTGTGACCGGCACGGGATTTCTCCGCCAGCACCGCCCGCACCTGCTCCAACGTGGGCGCGGGCTTGGGTTTCGGCTCCGTCTCCGGCTCCGTGGGTGCTGCGCTGCTGAACTGTCGCGTCAGCCAGTCGGCCACGTCATCGATAGCAGCAGCTGCATGGTGCAATTCTTGGATGGCCACAGCCATATCCGCCAGCTTTGACATCGTGATTTCCTCCTTCCTTGATTTGACTCTGGTTGTCGAGGGCAGCGAGCTTTTTTGCCAGCCTCGCGGAGACGCGGGAGATAGCGTTGAGCACCTGAATCTCCTCGGCTGCGATGCCGCTGTTCCTGCGGTGGTTGTCGTACACGGTTCTCACCTCCCTGAAGGCCGGTGTCGTTTGTTGCCTTCCACCTCCCACTGAAGGTGGGGAGCCGTTTTGAGCGGAGGATTTTTCAAAATAATAAAAAAGGCCCTCCGGCCACCGGTGAACCGATGGACAGAGGGCTGAGGTGCTGGGGATTAGAAGCCCCGGATGCGCCGGAGCTCAGTCCGGTAGCGCTTCATCTGGTCGGCGAAGGTGCGCTGGGGACGACCGAGAGCCTCGGCAATGGCGCGGTCAGAGACCTTCCAGTCCGCCTTCCACATCTTAATAATGGTATCAGCCTCCGGGTCGAGCTCACGCAGACGGGCAAAGAGACGGTCGAGCAGGTCGCAGTCTGCTACGACGCTCTCAATGGACGGGGCCTCGTCGGGAACCACGTCCAGCAGAGTATCTTCGCCGTCCTCCCCGATGGGGACGTCCAGAGAAGCCTGGTCGCCGGAACGCTGGTACTCACAGACGAGGCAGTCGCCGTCGCAAGTCCAGACATCTTTCTGGGGGCAGACGCAGCGCCCGTGGGCCTATGCCTTCATGCGGATGCGGGCCACCTCACCGTAGTAGGCGTCGCGGATTTCCTTGCTGACGGGAATCTTGGTCTTGGTGCTGCGGTCGTAGATAAAGGGCTGGTTTTCTTTCGTGTTGTTTTTCATAAAATCGACTCCTTTGGATGTGGAATCCGCAGGAGCCGATTTCGTCCGTAGAACAGAAAAGACGGCCGTGGATATAGTCCTCCCGTGAGGGAAGAACTAAATCCATGGCCGTCGATGCAGCTCTGCGGATTCGGTTTTCAGTTGTTGCTGCGTCAGGCAGCGATGGTGTCTACCACAATGAATGTGGTCTTGGTACGGGTCACTCGCGAAACAATGTTTTCACGGGTAACGGTGAACGAGCCGCCAATCGGAACGTTGAATTCATAGCTCGACTTGTGCGGGCCCTGAGTTTCAACCATGCCGTTTTGGTCATTCGCTTTACACAGCAGGCGGCCTTCGCTGTTGCGAATGTCTCTGTAGTTGGTGCCGGGTATCACCTCCCTTCAATGGAAAAAGCCGCTTAGATACACTACGCCGTAGAGAATCAATCTTGTTTGATTGAGTCCTACAGCATAGCGCGTCTAAGCGGCTTTCCTGTGAGCAACTCCTATTCAGTTCGGTTATGCGCCTATCTCAACAGGAATCTTCTGGTTGTTGTGGATGGGGCATTTAACGAGTGCGGTAATTTTGCAGGGCAACTTATCTGCGGTTTCAAGGACATGGCAGTGCTTGCCCAGCTTACATCGGGGGCCTTCATACGGGCACTTATACTCGACAGGTTTCGGAGCTGTCATCATATTCGTCATCGGCACCTCCGACAATCAGGGAATCATTTGCGGAAGAGGAGCGTTATCATCGTTCCTCGCATTACGGATAATCTGACGGACGTCGTCCACTTCGCTTCGGGTCATCTGGTTTCCCATGACCATGTAAGCAATCACCATACCGGCACTGCGGATAGATTCCTTTCCTGTAATCATCTTCTTGTTGGCACTGCCGATTACGAGAATGTTGAACCACAAATCGTTGTTGAAAGACCAGTCAACTTGGTTGAGCCTGCCCACTACAGACTCCCAGCTGATACCCTTGCGCTGTGCCATGAGAGCGACGTGTGCAAGAGCCATCTGGGTAACCGGCTTGAGCAGAAGGTTCTCCTCACGCAGGCTGGATACCGGTTTGTTATTCCGTGTCAACTCAAGGTACTGCTGGTATGCCTGTACACCGTCAAGGGTCGTGCTCCAGAAGGATGCGATTGCCTGATATGCCTCATCCAGAGCTGCGGTATCAGGCAAAATCTTGGAAGAGAACCTCTTGTCCTTCAGGATTGTCTCGGCGATGGTATACAGAGCACTCAGTGTTGTCAGGTTTTTGCTGCGCTGAGAGAGGGTGTTGCTCTTCCAGTTGACCAGGTCAATGCCGTTTATCGGGGCCAGCGGGCCGCCCTCTTTGAACAGGCGGCGGGCGATGACAGCGAAGGTATCATCGTCGCTTGTGATGATGTTGTCGCTGCGGCTGGTCTGCTTGGCGTACTTATTAATCTTGTTGAAGATTTTCCGAATTTTGGCTGTGTCAGTATGCTCTACGAGGATGATGCAGAGCTCCTCGTTCGCAAGCTCAGGGTGGGGCTGGAGCTTGTTCATCGCAGCGAACATTTTTGTGCCCCCTGGAACGCCAGCGACACCTTTAATTGCAATTTTCAAGCTCAGAAGGCGGTGCTGACCATCCAGTGCTATGAGCCTCTCTTTGCCGGGGAGTGTGATGAAGCCCATGTCCGCCATCGGTACAGCATAAGCATTCGGAATATCTCCCACAACCTTGGAGAGCGGCTCGAAGCTGATATCATCATAGCCAGAGTAGATATCCACGATGAGGCTTGAGAAGAACCGGTCAGGGTCTTCGGTGACATACGGCACAATTTCTTCTACGATACGTTTGATGTCACATTCACGCTGCATCTTCTCTTCTGCCGTCATGTCAGGCCATTCGGGGAGCTCCTTGGCGATGCCCACCCTATCGATGAGTTCCCCTGCGGCCATCTTGCAGATGTAGTAGGTTGTCCTACCCATCTTGGCCTGTATACAACCCAGTGTTGCCATTAAACGACCTCCTTGTTTTCCAAAAACATCTGATGTTTTTATTATACTCGAAAACTTCTGGGTGTCAAGGGAAAAACACCATGTTTTTCAAAAACAAGAAAAAAGTTTACAAAAAACATTTGCTGGCTGTGTTAATCAGGAAGGCCGGGAGCGGCAGGCATGCTCGATATCCTGATTGCCGCGTTTTCCGGGGAAAGCTACAAGCTCAGAAAGAAGGCGAGGCTATTATGAAATTTCGTCAAAGCGAACCCTTGATTTCGTCATCGCGCATTGACATTTCGCCATGCGTATGGTAAAATATCGTAGCTTATTGTGCGCTCTGATGCTACAGGAGGTTGATTCTATGAATGGCTATATGACTACAAAAGAAGCTGCTGAAAAATGGGGCATCACACAAAGGCAAGTGCAAAACCACTGCAAGATGAATCGAATTCCAGGAGTGGTAACGCACGGAACAACCTATATGATACCAGAGAATGCGACCAGACCAGTTTATGGCTTCTTCTCAGAACAACCAGTAGAAAAACACGCCTCTGATAATTGAGACAGTGTCCGAACTAATTGTTGCGAGGAGAGAAAGCTATGGGGGCGCGTACAAACGCCGGGGCTCCTGTGGTTAAGCGACCGTTTGATTTGCAGGAGGCAGTTATTTTATTAGATGTATATCTCAACAGCATGATTAAAAACGGCGAGTCTGTTACCAAAGCTGCTGAGAGAGCATCAGTGCGCCTTCGCGCACTGGCAGAAAATAAAGGATTAACAATTAGCGACAGCTATCGTAGCGCGGGCGGACTGGTCAATCGCATTCGTAGCTTGGCTGGCCTCTATGAGGGTAAGGAGTCAAAGTCGGCTCCTGGTACAGCTATGTTTGCAGAAGCGGTTTCACTCTATAAAAATAACAGAAATCGGTACGAAGAGATTCTTAGCACGGAGAAGAGCGCAGTATCGAAAAACAGCGAAAAGAAAGCAACGGAAAAGCGGAGGAAAAAGGCCATGGCAGAGAAAAGCAATACTGCTGAACAAGATTTTTTCCAGTGGCTTCCGAATGCCGTTACGCCTTCTGTGCTCCGTGATATTCAGAAATCCTATGCGCAGATAAATGTCCTTCTTATTAAATTGAAAGCACTGCCGCAAACTTTAACGAGTATCACTTCTACCGACGATGTGGAATTTGCTCTGCGTCGCACGAAGAAGACATTTGCAAACAAGCGCCTTCGTAATACAGCTGTACAGCTTCTTGCTGCTTATATCGTTTACCTTCGTGAGAAGGCAGCGCATCAAGAGGAGCCAGAGGATGTGCCTGCAACAGATGACATTCAATCCGGTTGGATAAAGTACGACTTTGAGAACTCTCAGAATTTTGCCTATACAGTACCAGTCCATTGTTCCATCGGTGGAGAGCCCATCGAAGCGAAAAACTGGGCTCGGATTCTTGTCGGCATTACGGAGCGGGAGCTTGCCAAAAACAACCCAGCTATGGATGGGCTACATAAAGAATCCCTGATTGCCGCAAAAAAAGACCGTCCCTACCTGTTGGAGGAACGGCTTGAGGGGCTTCATTGCGCACAGCTCTCAAATGGAAACTGGGTGTGCGTGAATTATAGCATTCCAAGGCTCATGGAGATGATACAGGCCCTTTGTTTGCGATGTGGATATACAAAGGAGCAGATAGTCCTGTGCGGTGCGCCTAAGTACTCATCGACCGGGGCAAAGACAGAAGAGGCCAAGTCATCTTCTGTGAAGAGAAAAGACGAGAGAAAAGACAAGAAGAAAAACGAAACCTCCACCACATCGGGTAGTGGCGTCCCTATAGAGAAGTCTGAGGCATTTCTTCAGTCTGCAGGTCTCCTTGGAGCAACTGCAAAAGAAATTATCAAGGCAGTCCAGCCGGATGCAGCAGTATCATCCACCACCGCTGCATTGGAAAACAGCATGAACGTAATAGCAATGCCGAATAACCGGTATGTCCACGTTGATAGTTTCGTTGACCTGGATGAAGCGGAAGAAGCCATGGGCAAGATACTCCGGACACACTTTTCACAATTCGGGGGCTATAGCAACAACCAGCTTCTCTTCGGTGCTGCATCTCAGGAGCTTTCCATGTTCCTGAATGACAACGACTGTGAGAATATTGATTCGGTGTATGCCATCGCCCGATTCTTTTTTGAGAAGAAGGCTGTGGCCGGAGAAGCATACAAATTCTCCATGCCGCACATCTTCGAAAAAGAACCAGACTATCCGATGACGCTGCGTGGCCTGATGATACATCTTGCCAGAAGCAATGGCGGTATGCTGCATGCCTCAGATGCTAAGGACTTTCTTCAGAAGACCATGCTTACCTATGCTGGGCTGAGAACGCTTTTGCAGATTGGCTCTTCAAATACGTTCCTTATGTATGATTCCGAGCGGTATCTGTTGAGTGAATCATTGGGAATCGACGACGCATGGTGTATGCAGATGCACGACCGCCTGGATGACCTTTTCCGCAAGGCGAATGTGGCGTATGTGATACCAAGAGATATCAACACAACGTGGCTGAATACGCTGCCATTATTGCCGCGTGGTTTGGATTGGACGCGCCTTTTGCTTCAGGAAGTGCTGGATAAGTATCCGGCCATCGGCTTCAAATCCATTTCTCCGGATTTGAACCAGACGCACGACACTCTTGCTGCAGCATTTGTCCCGATTGACTCTCCGCTTCAATCTTTCCCGGATGTGGTCACCCTCTTCATGGAGGAGCATCATACCCTGCCGATGCGCATGCCAGGTGAAGACCTGCGGTTAGAACTGCGCGATGCGGGAATGCTGGAGAATGGCGAGATGATTTACTCGCTGCCAAAGGCGCTGAACGATTATCGGTTCGCGTGGTCAAATGAAAATAAAACGGTGTATGTGCGCGGAAACAAATAAGCGCTACATATTAGAATAGAGGTCAATCTATGTACGGATATGAGTGGACGGGTCAGAACGGCATTTACCGCCTGTCAGTCAATAGCAAAATTGAAAAAGAGATTCGTCCTGTTTTTAAGGAGGAGCTTGATTATTTCGGCTTCAATGAACACTGGACATATCCGGACACAGACGCTCCCTTGCTGTGGGCTGAAGGCATCCGGCGCTATGTCTTAAACGGCAGCTGCGTCGCGGAAGCAACCGGTGGTGGCTTTTACACGAAGCCCACAATCAAATACTATAGTGAAGGTCTCAAGCTGGAACCCATTGATGTCGATGCCCTTTGGCACGAGAATGAGCGCTTAATGCTCGGCCTCGAAAAGACGGCGATGGACTTTATCCGAAAGACCCATGACAAGTATAAAAAACAGGGCATGGCTTTTGCAGTCGCTTTTAGCGGCGGGAAGGACTCTTTGGTGTTGCTCGACCTTGTCAGTCGTACGCTTCCTCCCGACGAATTCTCTGTGGTTTTTAGCAACACAGGAATGGAGCTGTCTACTACAATCCAGTCTGTAGAAAGAGCGAAAGAACATTGGTCATCGCTTAAGTTTTATGAGGCAAAAAGCCATCTGAATCCCAAAGATAGTTGGGAGGAGTTTGGCCCTCCGGGAAGGAGAATGAGATGGTGCTGCGCTGTTCACAAATCGGTGCCGACGATTTTGCTCCTCCGAGAAATAACCGGAAACTACAATATAAAGGTAGTAGTTTTTGATGGTGTGAGGGCTGAAGAG